AAGCATTGAGAACCATAGGTTTACGTTTCTGTTTACGGTTGTCTTTATAAGACGGTAACACATCTTTTCTGAAGTTAGTCTTATCAGTCAATGCAATTACATAATCATCTGCGTTTAAATCTTCTAGCAAATCATCTATCGTACTATCTACCTGAGACTTACAGGTATTCTCATCACAATGTAGTGTCCATAAACCATTACCCCAATGAGTATCAATCTCATTCATGGTAGCAATTTTATATATAAGAATATCTCCGTCTATTAATAGCTTACGCTTCATAGTTTTACTCGCTCCTTTACGTTAAACAATTCTTTCAATGGTATTAAGATACACTTAGAAGCATAGTTATCTCCTATCATCTTAGTGTTATCTATATATTTGAAAGCTATTTCTTTTAGTGTTGGTACGTCAAAGAATAATTTACAAAAATCTTTGCCGTCTTTATGTAAGACATGAACCCAGTAGTCAGCTTTAGTAACATTTAGTCCACTTGGTTTTCCACGACATTCTATTTCTATTGCAATGTTACCTGTCTTATACCACCAGTCTCTTTCTGTCTTAACTTCTATCTTTGATTTATCTGCATTTAATAAGTTGGCGACTCTATCCTCACCACTCTTACCAAACTTTAAATCAATGTCCCATTTGTTAGTGTGTTTCACTCCAATTATCTCCTATCTTGTATTCCCCAGTAAGAGGAAGTCTTAATTGGAAGTGTTTGCCAGTACGTTCAATGGCTTCGACAGCTAACCGTCCAATAGTCTCAGCGTCTTTCTCAAGACACTCGACTTGTATTTCATCATGTACCCAAACGACCTGTTGGGCGTCAGGTATTTTCTTAACTACTTTATCAAACTCAACAAGCCATTGTTTACAAACAAGAGCACCGCCTGATTGAAGTAGTGTGTTGAGTGCGGCATGTGCAGACCTAATTTTTATCTTACGTTTATCAAGACCTATTAAGTATCCACGTTCAGCCGCCGATTGTACTTGCGTTATTAATTTATTTAACGCAGGTAAATTATTTAAGAAACGCTTTTTAATTTTAGACGCTTCACTTACTTTTTTATTTGTTATCAATGCAATTTTTTTCACGCCACTTCCGTATAAAAATGCGTAGTAAAAACGCTTTGCTAAATCTCTTGACTCTAACCCTGCAAGTTTCTGTGTCTCTGTGTGTATGTCACCTTCAAGTACAACTTTAGAATATTCTCCGTCATCATACTTAGACATGAAGTGAGCTAACATGCGTACTTCGAGTCCTGAAATATCAATGCCAACTAATTTCTTACCTTTTGGTACAGTAAATAAACTTCTACAATCTTTACCATAAGGAACAGATACACTTGGTACTTGTCCTAAGTTAGGGTGTGAATGTGAAGCTCTAGCAGTGACAGTAGAATTTGTATTACAAGTTCCATGTATCTTTCCATTAGTTTCATTCTTTAACCATGCCTGAGCACCAGTTGCTAGTTGACCTATTCTTTTATCTAATAAAAAATGTTCAGCTAAAAGTTTTGCTTCAGGATAATTTAGTTTACTTAATATAGTATCATCTAATTTTGGTTTACCGTCTGAAGTATATTCATCTGGTTGCCAGTTGTATTTAGTTTTTAATCTATCAGCAATGTGTAATCTACTAGAAGGATTAAAGACTGTTACTTTATCTTTTAATTGTTTACCTGTTTTAGGTGATACTCTTTTAGTAGTAATAGGTTTAAATAATTTTTGAAACTCTTCTTCTAACTCAGCACGTCTTGCATTTAATTTAGAATATAATTGTTGAGCTTTCTCTTTATCAAAAGTAAAGCCATGTGTTTCTTGTCTAAATATTAATGAAGCTACTTGATGTTCTAACTCCATTGCTTGTTGAGAGTATCCTCTATTCTCAATCATTTTATATAAACTGTGAGTGACTTCTACATCTTGAACACAATAGTCTAACATCTCAGAACTAAATGTTTTCCAATCTGTATCAAACGCTTCCTTATAATTGCCCACCCTATGTCCCCATGCTTTCAAGCTATGTCTGCCAATACAATTCGCAGGGAAGTCGTTTCGTTTAAAGTCACTGTCCCTAATGTCAGGGAACAACAAACGTGTTGCTACGATTGTATCGAAAATTTGAGCTTTAGTTTTAAAGTCAAATAATTTTTCTAGTACAGGAATATCAAACTTAATAATGTTATGCCCTGTAATAAACTTTGCTTCACTTAGAAGTGTAATCGCTTCTTCATTAGTGGGTTTTAATATTTCATTTGTGTCTATATTTTTTAATACAATACAATGTACTTTAGTACAGTCGTGAAGAAATCCGTCTGTCTCTATGTCGAAACAATATCTCATATTCTTATCTTCTTTATTTTTATTACGTTACTAGACGGCATAGTTGTTATGTTACCAACGTCTCCTAGTGTACCGTCATCATTAAAATTTACATCTGATACAACTATGTGTACGTTATTATCTTTTTTAATTAACCAACCTGTAGAAATACAAATTGTAACTTTACTATTCAGTGCGTCCTTTAAACTTAACCAACTAGAATTGCTATTTATGTCAGACCATGTGACTTGCACATAATCTGCATTAAGTATTTTCTTAGTTACTGTAGGTAGTGTCATTGTTCTCCTCAATTTAAAGTGTGTAGCTCAACAGATATTCTCCATGCTTCAGGATTTCCGTCAGCCATTAAAGCTAGTATTGCTTGTTCGACTGCATTAGCAGACTCAGGTGTAGCAACCTGTATCGTAATCATTTTCTCTGGGTTTTGTTTGGCGTCTATTAATGCTTGTAAAACTATTGAAGTCCATTGTATGTCTCGCCTAGAAGTCATCTTGTACTTCAGCTTTCACTTCAGAGAGACACCCAGTTTCTAAATCATAATATAAACTACATGCTTTACCTGTCTCTCCACTGAATCTATTTTTAAGAATATAAATATCAGCAATATTTTTTTCTGATTTTAAATCACGACTCATAGATATAACTAAATCTGATAGTTGAGCGATTGCTTGACTACCTCTAAGACTACTTAGTGTAACTTGTTTGCCGTCTTCAAATCCTTTATCACCTTCGGTTGACCTTCTTAAATGTGATACTAATATTAATCCTATGCCTGTCTCTTCAACTAAACTTCTTAATTTACTTACAGTGTAATCAATTAATTTTCTTTCATCATTTGTAGTCTCATCACCTACGGAAGACAAAGCCATGTGCAAGTGGTCAAGAACAACAAAGTCTACGCCACATGCTTTAGCTAAGTATCTTATCTTTGATATTAAATTGTCACTAGCTGTAGAGCCAAAGTGATTGTATAAATAAAAGCCGCCATTACCAACAGTAGCATTAAAGGTTTCCTGAAGTCTGGTCTCATCTATTCCCTCTCTTGTTAAGTGTAGTGGTTTCTTTAAAGCTACACCCATAATACCAAGAGCAGTTCTCTTAACGCTCTCTTCTAATGCAATGTAACCAACCTTAAAATTTTTGTTTAATAAATCCAGTGCAATGTGTCGGCAGAATGAACTCTTACCTACACCTGAACCTGCGGCTACAGTAACGAGCTCACCTTTACGAAGACCATGTGTTTTTACATTCATACATGTAAATGGATAATCAACACTTACATATTTATCTTCGACTTTAACTTCGTCCCATAAATCTGAACCTAATACTATTCCGTCAGGTCTGTATGCTTTACTAGACCAAATACAATCTACTAATTCTTTTACTTTACCTGCAACTAACATTTCGTTAGCGTCCTTCATAGGTAACGTACATATCTTTGCTTTGTTAGGAGATAATAATTTAGCACACGCTAGTGCACCTGCTTTACCTTGTTCATCTTGGTCAAACATAAAGACAACAGATTCAAAGCCTTCAATCCATTCAAGCTCTCGCTGTATATCTTTCTTCGCACCTTGTGCTCCTGATTTAATACTTACTACTGGAAATTTATTTTGATTAATTTTACTAATTGATAAGGCGTCAATTTCTCCTTCGCAGATTATCAACATCTTACCTTTGTCACGCCATAAGTGTTGACCAAATAAACCTGAGTCTTTGGCTTCACCTATCCATTGAAATGTTTTGTCAGCGTGTCGTAATTTTTGTGCAACTAATTGTCTGTCTTTATTATAATAGTTTGCAATTTGTACTGGCTTACCACCATGCTTACCTGTTTGATAATTAAATTTTTGTAGTGTTGTTGTGTCTAAACCCCTTGAAGTAAGTGGTGTTATCTGACCTTGAACAAAGTCAGAGTTAGTTGGTACAAATTCATTTGTCGTCAAAGCATTTCCTCTCGTTGTTGTTCCACACGAAAAACAATAAGCATGTCCGTCATCATAGACAGAGTTTGCGTCACTAGAGCCGCAGTTCTCGCATGAGGTGTG